GTCTTAATCGAAACTGTTGGTATTTAACAGTTAAGCGTCAATATTGGCAGGATGGAGCTGAGAAGCTTCGTCGTTATCAGCCTTTGGGTCCTGGAATTGATGCTTCAGATCCAAGGTTTTTTGCTGAGATTGACCCTGTTAAGGCTGCTCGTAATGCTGATCCAGAGACTGGAATTAATTACGATTGTTATGAGTATGTCGAATGGGATTGTGAGAGGAATACCACCAAGGTGGGTGGTCGAGTTCTTGATATGGAGCATTGGTTGCAATTACAGCGTGAGTTATTTAAGGCTTCTTGTGATAGTGGTGTGCTGAAGGCCAGGTCAGCTAAGATTGATACTGATAGATTAGTGAATCGTAGATTGGCTGAGTTAGATCGTGAAGAGAGAATACAGAGTGATGATGTTTCTTATATGTCTGCTCATATGGATAGTGTCTTGTCTGGAGATTGTGATAGTGATTTGTCTGCTCTAGATTTTGACGACTGTTGGGATCAGGACACTCATTGTGACGAGTTTGGTCGCCGTGGAGTGCTGTCTCATGCTCAGTTGCATGCAAGGATTTCCGCTAAGTGTAAGATGTATCGTGAAACTAAGGTTTCTTTGGTTCCGTTACTTGAAGCCATTGATGAGTCGGATGAGTTCCGTTCCTTTGTTAAGCAATATATTTTAGATTGTAGTAAGGCTAATGAACGAATATCTTTTTCTGTTTATGATAACCATTATAAGGGTGATATCTCTCATCCTGTACATACTTTATTAGAGAATATCTTGCTTTCTGACTTGAAAGAGTTTGTTAATTGGGGTTTGTCTAATGAGTTTTCCACTGCCATGTGTTTGGCTATGCAGGTTGTTAAAGATAAGTTGTTTGCTGCTATTAGTGTTGTTACTGAGTCCTTTGAGTATTTGCGTGATTCGTTTTGTTCTTTCCGTGAGAATCCTATGCTTTGGTTTGTTAAGCATCCTATTGTTGGCGCTATTGTGTGTGCTACTTCAGGTTTTGTTGTGGGTTATTGTGTTACGAGCCTTATATTTCTTTCTTTTAATTTGGTATCTAAGTTTTTTAGTACTTCTGTTCCAACTGAGCCAGTTGTTGAACAGGTTAGAACTTCCAATGAGGTTGAGAGTAATGATCGCACGGACAAGGATACTACGTTTATTAATGCTAGGCTTGAGAATTGTTACAAGATAGTTATTCGTAGACATTGTAGAGATGGTCGTAATAATGTGGTTTATGATATCAATGCAACGCATATGTGGTTTTTAGGTGGGCTTGTTGGCTTTACAAATTGGCATACTTTTAATCAAATGGAGTTTTATAGTAAATTACCAAATGTTTCTAAGTTAGAGATTGGTATTTACTGCATTTTGAATTCCTCCGATGAGCCTACTCATTGGTTTGATTTTAAGGAGCTCGTTTTTGATCACACTGATGCGGATCAAGACCGTGTGTACATTACGTTTACACCCCGCATCCATCATCAGGCTAATATCTTGCGATGGTTTCCGTCAAAGAATGACGTTGATTTCATTAAGTTCTTTCAAGATACTAATAATCGTTTGCCTGTGTGCTTTGCTCGTCGGAGGGATGGGCATTGTCATACTACTGATAGTTATGTTACTTTTGGCAATCATTTTGTCGATTATACTGTCAGACGTAGTTATACATGTGAGTTGACTGGTGAGACTTATACGAGTGCTGATGTTGGTGTTCCTATTAAGCGTATTATACATCCCAATGTATTTGAGCTCAATGTGCGAACGCAGAATGGTGAGTGTGGAGCAGCGTGTTTTTGGACTGGTTCGGAGAGATATAGATTTACTAAGTATAGTGAGTCATACCAACAACCTATATTCATTTACTTCCATCATAGTGCTGCGCAAGGTTCCGGAATTGGTAATGGATCTATGGTCTTTAGAGAGGATTTCTCATGCGTTGAGAAGTTGATTAAGACAAGTATTTCATCCAAAGCTGAGCGCTTGCGAGCTGGGCTGAGTACAGCTGTAAAGGAATTTGTTCTTGCTACGAACACTGACCAGGCTTGTGATTTGTCTTTTATACCTACAAGTCATACGGTCCGTTCCTTTGCTCCACATCATACTGTCGTTGCGCTTATTGATCAGATACCTTATAATCCCAAAAGCAATATTACACGTACTCCGTTGTATAATGTTTTCCCTCGTACACGTGCTCCTGCTAGATTGTACGACTTTGATGGTAAGGATATTCTCGCCAGTTCTAGAGCCTCTTATGGTTCGAATGTTGAAAATGTAATACCCTTCCATCAATTGCAGTGTGTTATTGAGTATACCACTGATGGGATTATGAGTGTGTCTGATGAGCCTAGATCTCGTTCCACATTGTCTGTTGAGCAAGCTATTCTGGGTGATGTTGCTTGCCATTTACCTGCTATTGACCGTTCTACCTCCCCTGGTCCAACGTTGCGCTATGTGAAGCGCATGTTGAATTTGAAGGGTGATGGAAAAACGTGGATTTTTGGTAATGGCGAGCTAATTGACTTGTCTCTTCCAACTGCTCAAGCTTTTATTCGTCTGATGGATGAAGGGTTTGCAGCGTGCGATCGTGGAGATCGCCCTCATTCCTTGAATGCAGATAGTTTGAAAGATGAGCTTAGAGAATTCGAAAAACAGAGCAATCCGCGTCTGTTTTGTTCTGGGGATTCTGTCGAGCAAGCTAATATGCGTCGTTTGTTTGGTAATTTCGCTGGTTGGGTGTATGAGAATCGTATTAAGAATGGTATTGCAATTGGAATTAATCCTTATTCTCATGAATGGGATGGATTATATAATTATTTGCGTATCATGTCTGATGATGCAGTGTTTGGTGATTTTGGTAAGTATGATAAGCGACTTATTTCTTTGCTTATTTACGCCACCAAGAATCTTGCTGATAAATTTTATGGTGATGATGATCCCATTAATAATCAGCGTCGAGCATTGTATTTTGAGAACTTGGTTAACAGTTTTCATTGTGTTCCAGATGGTTCTTATACTGCAATCTATGAGTGGTTGCATGGTAATACTAGTGGTAACTTCTTGACTGCTATAATTAACTCTGTTGCGAATTTGTGCTTGTGTAATTTTGTCTTTTGTGCTATTTTTCTGCGTAATATTGGAAAAGATATTGCAGAAACGAAGCTGAGTGAGCTTCCATTAGATTATGTTACACGAAATAGTCGAGTTGTAACCTATGGTGATGACAATGCGATGTCGTTCCGTAATATGGAGTATATTAATTTTTATAGTATTCAAGAAGCTGTTGAGAAGTATTTTGGGATGGAGTATACTGATGAGCTAAAAGGTAAGTCTGGTGTTATTGTTCCTCCGTATAGGTCTATTAGCGATGGTAATTTCATTGCTCGTGGTTTTGTTTTGGATTTTCCTCTGGGAGAGAAGAAGGTCCTCGCGCCACTGAAAATTAGATCTATATTAGAAGCGCCGCAATGGTACAAGAATAAACCTGACCCTGCAGATCTTAAACGAGTTGTTGAAAATTCGTTCTTAGAATTGTCTCTGCATGGAAAGGGGGTTTTTGATACCTACGCGCCTGTTTTGAAGAAAGCGTATTATAAAGCGTTTAAGCGTTATCCGCACTTTAGTGAGTGGATGATAGCTTATCTGACTATATTAGAACGTGATTCTCCCTTGTATTGTCCTATGACCAATCTCTCTTTGTTAGAGGAGGACGATATTAAATTTTGGTTGCAGCCACCGAGTGTTCCGGGTTCCGGTGGTGTAGATTTATT